TTTAAGTCTGTCATCTTCCTTGAGTCCTTTACTTTTTAACTTTTTTCTAAGCCAGTTTAAAGTCATGCTTAGGACTAGGGTTTTAATTAACTTTGGGCTAAGGTTTTGCCGATTGCGATCGCTTGACCTTTTCACACCTGTATTTTTTTCCCACTTCTGTCCATCGTTCCCAACAGACTCTACAGTAGCCCTGGTTTTTAGGGGTATTAATGGTTTTGTTGCAAGCTAAACACCGGGGTTTTAAATTAGTCCTGGGGACGTAAAAACTCCTGGTTTTAGCCGCATTAAAGGCGCGACCCTCTTCTGTCTTCAGCCAACACCTGCTACAGTGTGGGGATTTACTACTATCCGATCTTAACTTTTTTCCGCAGGTTATACAGTTATTCACGTCTGCGCCCCTTAAAAACTTTTTCAAGAGACTTATCTCTTAAGATAAGTCTCTCCTCCGGCGTGAGTTTTTTAATCAAAACTTCCGCAAAAGTCTTGATTAGTTTTGGTTCTATTCCATTTTCCACATATTTTTTAAGTGAAGTCAGAGCCATAACCTCAAATTGGGTTAAACCCCGCGTAGTAAAATCCATCTTAACTAAAAGTTTTATAGCCGCGTAACTTTCTTTAGTCAGCATATTTTCCTTAACTTCCTCTTCTAAATTATTAACTGTTGCGATCGCGTTATTGTCGGGACTAGGTAAATCACTATCCTCAAGAGTTATTTCTTTTTTCTCAACTAATTCCTCTGTTATAAAAAGTTGTAAGGTTTTTAAACTAGGGAATGTTTTAATAACGTTATTTTTTATTAGCCTGAACATTCCCCCAAGCGGTTCTATCTCATAACCCGCATTTTCTGCATATTCCCGCACTTCCTTAAAGGTCAAGGACTTAGTTAAGGGCAAAACTAAATCCTTTGCGTTATTAGCGATCGCATTAGTAGGTAAATCACTATCCTCAAGAGTTATTTTTTTTTTGCCCTCAACCACCAATTCCTTAACCCGTGCTTTATCTTCCTTACTAATGGTATTTAAAACCAGTAGTGCGCCCTCGTAAACGCCTCTAATATCTCTAGAGTCATGGGGATAGCTTACCCATGCCGTTAGTTTACTGTATGCAATCCGCTCTAAATTGCTCCAATTACACCTTACGGGATCTAATTTGACAATCGCCTGAATAGCGGCTTTGTTGTCATCTGTTAAGGTAAATTCAACCTCTTCCTTAACTTCCGTAACTTTACCTACTAATGCGATCGCATTAGTTAAAGGTAAATCACTATCCTCAACAGTTTCCTTAACTTCCTCTTCCTTTACATTAACCTCCTCCTTTACATACTTCACATACTCGTCAACGGACGAGTATTTACTAAATCCATCGATTAAAACAAACTCGTCGTTATTTTCATTAACTCTTACCTTGATTTTGCCCTCTTGATAACAGTTGTTTAAGTCACTAATCCAAAATGCTTTGTAGGTTATAAAGCACTTTGTCCGCGACGTAACGAGGATGACGATCTCTCTACGCTCATTTTTGTAATAGTTGCCGGTTACGAATGTATTAGCCATTTTCCCTTACCTCTTCCTTTACTTTTTTACTTTTTGTTAACTCTTAATCCTAAGCTTAACTACTTCTTAGGATTAAGAATGCGATCGCTTAGGCATTAAACCTAAGTCGGGAGTCATAACTCACTCGACCGCAATAACTTATTTAAAGTTATAAACTAGCCCAGTATTTGACTGTTTTTAAGTAGTTGCACAGTTTCTCAATTCTTACCCAGCAATTGATCCGGGATGGAACTAAAACTGCTGTTTGAAATAAAACCTCTTCTGGTAACTTGTTTTTGATATATTGCCTAACCGCCGTCGGGGTTATATCTTTGTCGTTTTCCTGATTAAAATCAGGGAATACTTCTTTAACTAGTTCTTTAATTTCTGCTATTTTATTTTTCATTTTCCTTACCTCTTTTTTAACTTTCTTAACTTTCTTTATAATAGCGCACTCTTAAAAATAACGCTACAGTATTTTAAAATTAATTTTATGTATAAGCTAGGACTAAGTAATTTAACTCTTATCTCTTATCTTGCGATCGCTAGATTAATCCTTAAATTAAATTTAGTGCCGGGACTTTAATTAATTTATTTAAGGGGGGGTCGAGATTAAGGCGGGGGTAAGGCGAGAGTGGGCGGGTACTCTAGACACACTTCATCTACGAAAAAAATCCAAAAAAAATATCCCAGACTATTCTTCATCTGGGATAATACTTTGTGTTGCCTATGCAATTTTTAAATCTATAATTTAACTTATATATAAATTATAGCACAGTCTTAAAGGAAATGGGAAGCAAAAGAAAAGATTTTTTAAGTGGCGCACCAACAACTTTATTAAAGTCCAAGGTTAACGAAAAAGCTAAGAATAATGCGGTAACTTTTACCCTTCCAGATCCACAGCCTGGAAAGCAAACAAGCTTTGTAAATACGCGCGCTGATGTGTGCATATATGGAGGAGCCGGTGGAGGCGGGAAGTCGTGGGCATTGTTAAGGAAGTCTTTAATTAATATTGATAACCCTAATTATGGTGCGGTAATCTTCCGCCGGACTTCGCCTGAAATAACAACAGAGGGTGGTTTATGGGATGAGTCTAAGAAATTATTTGGCTTAGTCCCTGGTGCAATTCCAAGAGAGGGTAAATTAGATTGGAAATTTCCCAGCGGCGCAGCTATTAGCTTTGGTCACGCTCAACATGAAAAAGACGTAGAGAATAAATTCCCCGGAGCGCAAATAGCCTATATTGGCTTTGATGAGTTAAATAAATTTACCGAAAAACAATTTTGGTTCTTATTTTCAAGAAATAGAAGTACCTGCGGAGTTAAGCCAAGGATTGATGCAACCTGTAACCCTGACGCAGATTCGTGGGTAGCTAAATTAATTGATTGGTATATTAACCCTACGACGGGATACCCTATCGAAGAAAGGTCAGGCGTTTTAAGATACTTTTACCGCTTAAATAACGTTATTCACTGGGGAGATTCCGCAGAAGAATTAATGCTTAAATTCCCAGAATTAGCTAAAATTGCGCCGCCAAAATCCTTAACTTTTATTAGTGCAACCTTAGACGACAATAAGATTCTCTTAAGCCAAAACCCTGATTACAAAGCTAATTTACTTTCATTACTTAATGTTGACATGGAGCGATTGCTTAAAGGTAATTGGAAGATTAAATGGTCGGCAGGATTAGTCTTTAACCGTTCGTGGTTTGAGATAATAGATCAAGAACAGTTAAGCAGCATGGATTTAACTTCTGCCCAATTTTTAAGGTTTTGGGATTTGGCCAGTACAGCTAAAGAAGTTGCCTCTTCATCCTCATGCTTTAGTGCATCCCAGAAATGGATGAAAGTTAAAAATAAATTTACGGGAGAGTATGAATATTACATCTTAGATGTTTACTGGGAACAGTTAGGAGCAGAAGAGGGCGATAACCAAATCGTAACGATGGCCGTGGCGGATGGTAAAAAAGTTAAGCAACGGTGGGAGTTAGAGGGCGGTTCAGCGTCAAGGAGACATGAACAAAGCTTAATTAGGACAATCAAAAAAGCTTTGCCTGAGTGTAATTGTAAGGGAGTCCAACCTCTTGGCGATAAATTAACCCGGGCTAAACCCTGGGCTATGGATGCTAGGAGCGGGAAGATAAAAATACTAAGAGCTTGGTGGAATGATGACTTTTTATCTTATGTGGATGCTTTTGACGGCAGTAGAAAAACCCCGCCCACAAATGATGTTGTAGACGGGGGAAGTGGCGCACATTCTTGTTTATCCCAGAATTTAGTATTTGGGGGAAGTTTAGGGAGTTAATAATTCCTCAACATCACTAACTAAAATAGCCCCATACCCCGCTAACTCAGCAGGGCTTATCAATACTTGCGCTTGATAGTTAGGATCAAGTTCAGTCCTTTGAAGTAATACTAAAATTGCATCATAACTTGCCTGACTTAATTTTCCACCACGTTTTAAAGTGTTCAGGTTTCCGACAATCCAATCAAATCTATTCTGATTAATTGCATCAAGAATCTTATTGTAAATTGGACTCTCAGCTATAGCTAATACTTCATTGTCAGCAACCACCGCAGATACTTCCTCTAAGGTAGTTGTCACAGGGACTTGACCGATAAGAACTGGATTATCTACCGATACTTTATCATTTAACTTTGAAGCTAATTCCCTGGCAGATAGTTCAGGGTTTAAGGCAATTTGAGAAAGCAGCCAAGTTTGTTTTGTCATGATTTTTAATTATCCACTAATAGTTATTCTATTGACAGCATCGTAAATAATAGTTGCAAAATTTTCATGATTTTCCTTATGCGACTGTGATGCCGAAGTAGCCGCCCTGATTGCGCTCAAGGTTTTGGCGGTTGGTGATTAAGCTCACAACATAAGACTGTCCTATTGTTGGTAAAAAGTCTACACTCCCTAACCGTCGCCTGTGCGGGCTACGTTCGTTGTTGCGTAATACGGCTGTGCGGTCGCACCCGTATTCAGTTGCGCGCCCCAGATAATGCGGTTTTGCCCGATAGTTCTGCTGGTGCTATTATCCGCATCGGTGGATGTATTGATCACAGTTATTGCCGTAACCGTGCAGGTCGCGGTGAGCGATATACGATACCAACCATTGCCAACAGGCGTTGAACTTGCCGTTGCACCACTCCATCCAGAGCCTATTGTCGAAACAGTGCCAATCGCGCCGGTTAGCATATTCACCCAGCAGCGGGCTTGGTTGGTGACGACTGCCGTATCAAAAAATCCGATACGCGCCCAAGTGCCAGTTGAACCGGCTTTGATAAAGACCGAGTATGTGACCTGCCCCGCCGCAGCGAGCGTGATTGTTTGATATCTGCCAGACGACGATGACAGCACTGTGCATCTGTCTGCGGTCAGTGTGCCATCGGGGGCTATTTCCGAGTTTGCGGCAATGGTTTCGGCTGACCCTGCCAAACCCTCCCACACCCCGTTTTCAAACTCCTGGGATCGCAGCAGCAGGTTCTGCGATCGGACAAAACCACCCAATACCACAATTCTAAGTGTAGAAGTTCTCATACCGAAAAGCTCCTAGCACGTATAGTCCCTGTTTCTGAGTTAGCAGCCGGGACAATTGCACCGTTAGTCACCAAATACCCCCACAAACTTGAATTGGTTAAAATAAACAATTGATTTAAGTCTTTAATAACGCCAACAACCTTACCCCCTCCTTTAGCTAAACTCATAGGTACATTGAAACCTACAGGGTCTAGAACAGGGTCAGAACCAATTGTCCAGATACTATTATCTGCAATATTTGTAGGTGCTGTAGGGTATAAGTGTACCGAAAAAGAAGTCATACCCGTAGGTACAGAAGATAGATTGAGAGATATTTCAAAATAGGAAAGAAAAATCCCTTTACCTGCTTCGCCTATATTTTGAAGTTGGAATAGACCGCCATAAACATCAAAGTTTGATGCAGAAGCAGTATAAGTTGTAGTAGCAGCGCGAGTAATTGTAATTGTGGTTGAGGATTCATAAGCTGACTTTGGAGGGATGCGATCGCCTATCAGTTTCCAAATCGCAGACAACCAACCTAAGTTACCCACACCACCGGTAGGTATAGTAGCATCTGTTATTTTAGTGCCAAAGTTAACCGTGGTAGAGCCTCCGCCACCGCTACTAGGATTTAAGAGTGCTGCTACTTCGGCATTAGCCACAGCTTGCGTTAATTCAGATTGCCCATATTCGCCATTTTCATATCTAGGCAGGTCGCCTTTATTTATCGTAGACATACTTAAAAGCGTGTGTAAAAATATACTATATTTACATTTTACGATACTTTTAAGTTTTATGCAAAAAAAATTATGGAGTTAAATAATTGCAGTAATTAATTTAAAAACTTCTTGCATTAATCCCGTATTTGGAGAGGGTTTTGAAACCTACATCAAAATCTTTTACCCTCTCCCAAAAATCCGCACTTCTATCTTCTTCGTGGCAGTTTACATAGACCCACCCTAATGTACATCCTAAGTCGGTGATATGCTCTACGTCTCCATCTTTATTTAGCTTTAAGTAAACATCTATAATTGCACCATCCGGTAAAGTAAATGGTGTTTTTAACTTTATGTACCCATAGCCATTTTCTTTAACAGTAAATAAATTGTTAAATTCTTCCTCTAGCTTAAAAATTAACGCTTTTTTTACCTTAGCTTTATTACCTCATCTGCTACAGATGTGTATTCTGACCTAATTACTAGTTCATGATTTTCATGCAAAAGCATAAATTCATAAATATCTACAGGAAGTGATTTAGACCTAAAACTTTCGCGCACATCACCAA